GACGAGCGTACAGCAGAACTTACATCTTTCGTAGGTGACGAGTCTCCTGTATCTCAATCAACTGTTGCACAAGCAGCAGATCAGTTAGAAACTAGCCCACGCTCAGTTTCTAGCAAACTTCGCAAACTGGGCTTCGACGTAGAACTTGCTTCTGCATCTGCCTCTCGCGCGTTTTCTGACGCACAAGAAGCTACTTTAGCATCTTTTGTTGCAGACAACAGCGGTCAGTACACTTATGCTGATATCGCTGCACACTTTGAAGGCGGTGCCTTCTCACCTAAATCAATTCAAGGTAAAATCTTATCTATGGAATTGACTGGTCACGTTAAGCCTGCTCCTAAGCCAGAAAGTGTTAAAACTTATACTGACGCTGAAGAAGCTACTTTCATCGACCTAGTAAATGGTGGTTCTTTCGTAGAAGAAATTGCTGAAGCTCTTGGCAAAACTGTAAACAGTGTTCGAGGCAAAGCTCTTAGCTTACTTCGTGCTGAGTCTATCGGTGCAATTCCTAAGCAGAAAGAAACCAAAGGCGCATCTAAAGCTGATCCTTTAGCTGACCTTGGTGACGTTTCAGGCATGACTGTTGAACAAATCGCAGAAGCGATCGACAAGACTGCTCGTGGCGTTAAAACTATGCTTACTCGTCGTGGTTTGGTTGCTGCCGACTACGATGGTGCTTCAAAGAAAGAAAAAGCAACTGCATAAGTAGTTGTTAAATTAAGAGCCCTTGGGGTAACTCAAGGGCTTTTTTCGTCAATTCGGGGGAATTTTGATTGAATATTGCTAGTGCTCTAATAAAGCAAGTGCTTGAGCTACAGGACTTCGAGACCTGGACTAGCTGTCGCAAGAACTATCTACCTACGGAGTATCACACTCTGTATGGTATTATAGATCATCATTGTGAAAAATATCACAAAATGCCCACGTTTGACGATTTAAAATACGAAATCCGAGATAGTGGAGTACGAGAAAAGTTATTTGCGATTGAGGCCGTTGAGGTTGATGCAGATGCTTTCATGCTCCTTGAGTATCTAAAGAATGAGTACGCTCAGAAAGAGATACTAAACTCCTTGGAAGAGTATGTTGACCAGTCAGTAGCTTTTGAAGATGCTGATGAGTCAGTAGCTCACCTTCATCAAATAGTTCTAGATGTCGAAGAAAAAGTAGACCTAGAGCGACCGCAAGATAGTATGCAACGTATATCCTTGTTTGAAGATGAAGAAGAGTTAGGAAATTATCTACCCCTTGGTCTCAATACTGAGTACGACCACGAAATTCAGTTCTCTCCTAGAGACTTGATTCTTGTTGGTGGTAAACGAGGGGCAGGTAAATCCGTTGTCTGTTCTAACATTGCTAACAATGTTTTTAATTCAGGCAAGACTGCTGTCTTTTTCACTATAGAGATGGACAGTAGATCAATTCTACAACGATGTTGTGCCATAGCTACGGGGATTCCATTCGCCAGATTAAGGACTAAGAATCTTAATGTAATCGAGTGGGAACGCGTAGCAACATGGTGGGCAAATCGTTTCTCTGATGGACAAGAGCGTTTGAAAGAGTACAAATCTAATCGAGACTTTGACAGGTTTCATCACGATCTAACAACTAACTGTGAGCTTCTCCCGACTCAGCAGTTAGATGTGATCTATGATCCTTCTTTAACTTTATCACGAATACGTGCAGAGCTTGACAAAAAAGTCAAGAGCATGAACGTAGGCGTTGTTATCGTAGATTATATTAACCAAGTAAAACGCTCTAGTCTTCCCTCACGTGGCGGTCAATACGACTGGACAGAACAGATTGAAGTTAGTAAAGCTCTAAAAGCTATGGCACAAGAATACGAAGTACCAGTATTCAGTCCGTATCAAACTGATGCAACAGGCGAAGCAAGATTCGCAAAAGGCATACTTGATGCAGCCGATGCAGCCTACGCTCTAGAAACATGGGAGCAAGAGGATAATTGCGTAACTTTCAACTGTGTTAAGATGCGAAGTGCATCAATGAAGTCTTTTACATCTAAAATGGACTGGGAAACCCTCAAGATGGGTCCCGAGTCTAGTCCTACTCCTAAGGAGAGAGAAGATGCAGAAAACCGTTCAGATGAGCCAATAGACGACATTTAATAAAATAGTTCTTGACTTTTGCTTAATCTTTTGATATAATATCTTTTCAAAAATTAGGAGAAGTATATGATTGTTATTGGAAGTACTAATTACACACCTAGTGGTCGTAAGAGAAAGGTTCATAGAAAAGTAAAGAAAGCACAGACTGCTTTCAAACCTCTAAACCAAACTAAACCTTATCGTAGGGAGACAGAGTATTATCCGTCTCAGCCTATGATGGGTGTCGCCTCTAAGTCTGATGATAGTTACAAACAAGAAGTATCAAAATCATATACTCTAGCCCCTGCCTACAACAAGGGTGCATACCAAGTAATACCAACAGAAAACATCAAAGACATCGGGAGATAGAAATGCCAATCAAATTTAAAGAGTCACAAAAAGTAGTAGTAGACCGAAAAAGTAAGAAAACTAAAGTAGTACACTTCTATATGAAAAACACTCCCACTGCGGAGCTAGTGAAAGAGTTAGAAAGAGCAGTACCAAAAGTACAACAAAAAATCCGTAATGAATTAGTGAAAAGAAACGTAGCCGTATGAATGTAGAAGAGCTGTTGGATAGAAAAGGAATAGAGCACATACCAAAAGGTCAAGACTTTTTGGTACGCTGTATCAATCCCGAACATCCCGACCGCAACCCTAGTATGCGAGTGGATCAGATTACTGGAGTATTCCAATGTTTTAGTTGTGAGTACAAAGGTAATCTATTCACGCATTTTGGGGAAAAGGCAAACCAACTGCAATTGAAGCGTGAACTGTTAAAGAAGCGTATATCCGAGAAGCGCGCTGAAAGCGTTGGTTTGTCTTTTCCCAAAAGTGCAGTACCTTACATAGGAAACTGGAGGAATATAAAGCCGGAAACCTACAAACGATTCGAAGCCTTCAACAGTGTAGATAAAGACTTCACTGGAAGAGTCGTTTTCCCTGTTCGTGATATGTCTGGAAGAATAGTCGCTTTCAATGGTAGACATACAGCCCAAGGGATTCCGAAATATATGATTACTCCAGCTGGGGCAAGGATGCCATTATATCCAGTAGTAAAACCATTGCAAGGTTCGGTAATACTTGTAGAGGGTATATTTGATATGATTAATCTGCACGATAAAGGTTTAGAGAATGCAGTTTGTTGTTTTGGAACAAAAAATATAAACACAGATAAACTATCCATGCTAAAAATACAAGGGATAGATAGTGTAGATATATTTTTTGACGGTGACGATGCCGGACAGCAAGCTGCATCTAAAGTTAAAGAGATGTGCGAGCAAGTCGAAATGGTAAGTAGAAATATTCACTTAAAAGATACCGACCCAGGCGCATTAACAGAAAATCAAGTACACAAACTAAGAGATAAATTATATGCCTAAAGTTGCATTAGTAGAAACTAAACGAAGTAAAACAAGATATAAACATGAATTTGACCACGCTTTTGAGTTTGACCAGTACCAATTGTGTTCAGACCCAACCCTCAAAAAAGTATTAAAAAAAGACTGCGACATTCAAATCGATATTGATGCCTATGACTGGATTATTCTAGTAGGCTCTGACGCACTAAAATACTTCACCAAGATTAACTCAGTAACAGAGTACTCTGGTAAGTGCGTAGATGAAAAGTTTTTGCCTGTCATCAACCCTTCTATGCTTGCCTTTAAACCAGAGGCTCGTGGTACTTGGGACACATCAAAAGAAAGTATCATAAAATATATTGCAGGTGAGATAGAAGAAGTAGTAATTACAGATAGTAATGCTCGCGGTATACAAGATACAGCAGAAGCAAACGCATACTTTCAAGCTGCTATTGACTATGACTGCGACTATATAGCACTCGATTCGGAGACTACAGGATTATATCCTAGAGATGGTCATATGCTGGGTCTATCGTTATCATACAAAGCCGATGAGGGAGTTTATATAGACACCACGTGCTTTGATGAAGAATCAGAAAGACTCATGCAAGAG